AAGTATATACTGATAGGTCGTTAGGATTGAATTTAGGTAGTCTAATAGATCCCATAACTGGCGTAATAACTGTAGACGTACCAGTTATTGCGAATGAACTATTCTCAGGAAAGTACACACTCGTTAATACTGTTAGTAGTTATTATTTTTCAGCTTCAGCTTTAACACTCTCTTCTTATACACCAGATTGGGGATGGGGACTAATAGCTCCAAATAGTACATTAGGTACAGCTATATCTGCTTATTATAATTTTTATTCTTACAAGAATACACCAAATAATACATTTTACGATAATCTTATTAATTGGTCAGACACACTTACTACTCTCCTTTCAAGTCAAAGTTCATACAATGCATGGAGCAGTGATAATGGTATCATGCAAAATATTGTAAGCTATGAATTAACGAAAGGATTGAGGTTATTTACTTCAGCTATTCAGATAGCATTAACTTAATAAATTTATAAATAAAAGATAACCCATGGATCAAAACAATAGAGAAAGTACTTTTGGTAGAGAGCTGATGAAATATGTCTCAGCTAAACTTCCATACCAGACTTATAATGCTGCAGATAAGATTAATGAGTTAAATCCAAAATATTCTCTCTTTTATCAAAAAGGATCTGATAAACAAGGTGCATTAGTTCGTCAGTCTGTATCTTCCTCTATATCAACTACTGATGATCAGTACGCCAACGTTCTACAGAACAAGGATTATCACGACTTCATGTACGCCAATATCCAACCGGATAAAGGACGTAGATTGATGGATTATCGAGTAATGGCAGCTTTCTCAGAAGTTGCTGATGCATTGGATGAAATTTGTGATGAATTTATTAACAAAGACGAGCATGGTGAGATTGTAAAATTAAGATTTATTGATGTTGATTTATCTGATTCTCAAAAAACTAAGCTTAAGCGTGAATTTCAAAAATATATCGGTTACTTTGATTTTGAAAATCGTGGCTGGGAGTATTGTCGTCAGATTCTCGTAGATGCAGAGCTATATTGGGAACACATTATTCACAAAAAATACCCAAAAGAGGGTATCCTTGGTGTGGTAACAATTCCCTCTGATGTAATTGATCCAATCTTCGAGAACGTACAGAACATGATCGTGAAGGGTTATCTCTTACGTAAGCCTGTATTTGATGCCAAAAATCATGGCAAGGTAGCCAAGACTGAACTGATTCCAATGGATGTAAATCAAATTACATACATTAATTCTGGTATTTGGAACGAAAATAAAACTCTTCGTCTACCATTTATTGAAAATGCACGTAGAGCTTATCGTCAGTTAAGTCTTATTGAGGACGCTATTGTTATCTATCGTCTTGTACGTGCTCCAGAGCGTCTAGTCTTTAACGTTGATGTTGGTAATATGGCGCCACCAAAGGCTGAAGCATACCTTCGTAAGCTCATGACAAACTATTGGTCAAAGCGCAACTATGACGCTAACCAAGGTGCTACTGTTCAGCAATTTAACCCTCAGTCAATGTTAGATAGTTTTTGGTTCGCAAAACGTGCAGGATCAGAAGGCACCTCTGTTACCCAGCTCCCTGGAGGAGCTAATCTAGGTGAATTAACTGACTTGATGTATTTTGTTAAGAAGCTTTATAAGTCACTTAAAGTACCTTCAAATAGATTAAATCCTGAAGATACATACAAGGACGGTACAGATATTCTTCGCGAAGAATTAAAGTTCGCTAGATTCATTATTCGTCAACAACAACGTTTTGCTGGTGGGCTTAAAAATGGCTTTTTAACTCATATTAAACTTAAAGGTTTATTTGATGAAATGAAGCTTAAAGAGTCAAACATTGACCTTCATTTCAATGTACCTACAAATTTCTACGAGTTACGCGAAAATCAAAAATTCCAGCTTAAAGCTGAAAACTTTAATAACATTACTCAGAGTGAATTTGTATCTAAGACATATGCTCAGAAACGTTATCTCGGATGGAATGATAGTGATATCATGGCAAATCGTGAATTCTTGCGTAAGGATAAAGAACTTGCTTGGGAACTTGCTCAAATTGAAGGTAATGGACCAGATTGGCGTGAGGTTGGTAATCTTACAGGCGGTGCAGCTGGTGCACCAGGCTTAGAGGGTGGAGGAGGTGGGGCTCCTGCAGGTACACCACCAGCATTTGGTCCAGCACCAACAGAAACAGCACCAGGAGAAGAAGCTGGAGCTCCAGGTGGTGAAACGCCTCCACCGGGCGGTGAAGCAGCACCGGCATAAACTTAAATAATCTATATGGATTGTTCCGCCGTTACACCAATTTCCGCCTTTCAGAGTACAAATCTTTCAAGTAAGATTGATTCGTTTTCAAGATTAGGTGATAGAATCACACGCTCCCTTGGAGCGCCGATGGTTAATATTGAAATTCACCAAGATCAATTATTTGAATTCATTTCTGTGGCTTGTGAAATGTTTGCAAAATACGCCGGTTATACAGAAGAGTATCTCGTTTTTAATTCTGATTTATATAAAGATGGTGTCGGTATAAAATTAGATGACTTGTTTAGTATAACACCGGAATTTAGTAGAATTGATAAACCAACAACAACGGTATACGCTTGTAATTCCTCAATACCTGGAAGCTTTTTTAGTTCATCTCATACACTCTCTTCGACTTACGCTACAGGTATTTTTACAAATCAAATTCTCACAACAACAGATTATTTAAGTGTAATTAATTTTAATAGTACAGTAGCTAGTAATTTCACCCCATCAAGTAACAGTCAAGCACAATACGTTAATAGCTTTGATTATGATGTTATGTCATACAGAAAAGTTATTGATGTTGCAAACTTTGAAGAAGGATCCTCCGATGGTGTTAATACACTCTTTACTATTGAACAGACATTAGCTCAACAAACCTATTTTAGTTATTCAATGGGTAACTATGGCTTTGATCTTATCAGTTGGTATACATTAAAGAACTGGTTGGGTGTTCGTGAGAAGATGTTAGCTATAAGACGTTCGTACGTCTTTGATCCTCGTACCCAGCTTCTTGTCTTCTATCCACCTCCACGTACCCCAGGCTCTGGAAGTCGTTTCTGGGGTGTCATGGCCTGTTACGTTGAACGACCGCTTCGTGATTTGGTTAAAGAGCAATGGGTATATCAATATGCATTAGCTCTCTCTAAGATCGCTGTCGGTAATGTCCGTGGTAAATATACAGGGACAACCATGTTCGGTGGTGGGTCAATTAATTATAATGACTTACTAAGTCAGGGTCTTGCCGAGAAGGATAAATTAGAGCAGCAACTTTATACAGGCGCTGCTACAGGTATGGGCGATGGCGCTCCTCCTCAATTCTTTATTGGATAATGGCAATACCTCTTAATGGTAACGGTAAGTTTAAACAAGGAATTTTTAAACCGAAGAACCCTTCAAAGTACATCGGCAAGGAACAGCCTGTTTATCGTTCTGGATGGGAGTTAAAGTTCTTCCGTTTCTGTGATGATAATACTAATGTTGTTGAATGGGCTTCTGAAGCTGTAATTATACCTTACGTAAGCCCGGTTGATGGTAAGGTTCACCGTTATTACACCGATGGTATTATTGCTATAAAAGAAGCGACAGGTATTAAGAAGTATATAGTGGAGATTAAACCTAGCGTTCAAACCAAACCACCAGTTCAAGGTAAGAAAAAGCATAAAACTATGGTATATGAAACCATAAGATATGCTCAAAACCAGGCTAAATGGAATGCAGCTAAACAATGGTGCTCTAAGCATGGCTATGAATTTCTTATTTTAACAGAGGGAGAATTAGGTATTACTAGATAAATACTATTTCAAACAATAAATAATTTTAATATGTCATTACGCCTACTAGTTGAAACACCTGCTCCAGAAGAACAGTTTGAATATATCGAAGAGCAGAAGAACCTAAAAGGTCAATCAAAACTCATTATCCGCGGTCCATATATGGAGTGTGAGATGGTTAATAAGAACCAACGTATCTATACAGAGTCAGATATGGCTCGTGAGGTAGATCGTTATAATCGTGAAATGGTTGAAACAAAGAGAGCACTTGGTGAATTAAATCACCCTGCTTCAGCTGAAGTAGATCTTGAAAGAGCATGTCACATGGTTACTAATCTTCGTAAAGATGGTAAGACAATATGGGGTGAGTCAGTAGTTCTCTCAACTCCCACTGGTCAAATTGTTCGTTCACTTATTAATGACGGTGTTAAAGTTGGTATGTCAAGTCGTGCTTTAGGTCAACTTGAAGAACAGGGTAATGGTATTAACCGTGTTAATGAAATGCGATTAATTGCTGTTGACTGTGTAGCAGACCCTTCCTGTCCAAGAGCTTTTGTTAACGGTATTCTTGAATCAAAGCAATTCGTTCTCGCCCAGAATGGTCGTTATGAAGAAGTTTACGAGCAGTTTGCAAACAGTCTTAAAAATCTTCCACGTCATGATGTAGCAAGTTTTCTTAAGAATCAGATACTTTCTTTCCTATCTAAACTATAAATAATATTACTCATATGGACCAAGTCGAAGATCTCAAAAAGAAAGCTCAAATGGCTGCAGCCACCGCTGCTCAAGCTCAAGCAACCGCTGCTCAGGCTGAAGCAAAGAAAGCCCAGGACAAAGCTAAGGCAATTCAAAGCGGTCAGGAAGTTGAAGAAGAAGCTGGCGAGGAAGGTACACAAGCTTTAAAAAAAGCTACTCAAGTTGCTATTGAAGAATTTGAAACTGGTGAACATTTTGCAGAAATTATTGATGGTGTAGCTGAAGAATATAATGTTGATCCAATCGAGCTTGCAAAAAATCTTCACTCAATTGGTGCTATTGAAGATAGCGAATTAAATGAATTTATTAGTTATGTAAAAGCTACTCCTGGTGAAGACGCTTCTGAAGAAGTACATAAGCCTGGATGTCCTTGCGAACAATGTCAACAGGAACGTGAAGAACGTCGCAAGAGTCCTGAGAAGCAAATAGAAGCAAGATACGGCAATATTGATCATTTAAATGATTCAGTACAGATTACAAACTTTATTAAGGCATTATCTCAAAAAAATTACGCCGTGGCCAATAAGTATTTACAAGGCGTAGTTGAAGGTAAATTAAAACGTTCAATTAACAAGGCCTACAATAAATAATTTATATGGAAAAAAACATCTCCCAAGTTCTTAAAGAAGCAACAAAAGATATCCTTACAGAGGATGTGCTTAATGAAATTCAAGCCGCTTTTGATGCTTCAGTAAATGAAAAAGTAGCTCTCCACGTTGAGAAGGCTCTTACAGAACAGGATGAAGATTATAGCAAGAAGCTTGAGACTCTTCTCGAAGCTATCGATGCTGATCATACAGCCAAGTTAAACAAAGTTGTAAATGCACTTGATCGTGATCGTGCAAATAAGCTCAGAATGGTAGTAGAGAAGTATGAAGCTGCTCTTACCGCTGAAGCAAGTAATTTCAAGTCCACATTAGTAGAACAGGTAAGCAATTATCTTGATCTCTATCTTGAAGAAAAGGTACCTACCGTCGCAATCGAAGAGGCTGTAAACAACAAGCGTGCAATTTCAGTATTAGCTGACATTCGCAAGATGCTTTCAGTTGATATGGCCTTGGCTCAGGAGTCAATCCGTGAAGCTGTTGTTGATGGTAAGTCCCGTATTGATGAAGCTGCCGAACAGCTTGAAGTCGCTAACAAGCGTGTCTCCTCACTAACCGAGGAACTAAATAAAGTTAAGTCAGCTCTTGTACTTGAGCAGAAGATCTCTTCACTCGATGAAGAGAAGCAAAAGTACATGAAGAAGATGCTTGGCAATAAGTCAGCTAAATTCATTGCTGAAAACTTTAATTATACTCTCGGTTTATTTGAAAAGACCGAAGAAGAGCGACTAACAGGCCTCAAGAACGAGGCGATCACAGAAACTGTAGCAAGTACAGTTGATCGTCCAGTAATTGAGGAATCCATCAATACAAGCACAAAGACAAATTCAGACGCTCCTTTATTCAACGTCTATATGTCTGAGCTTGGTAAATATTAATTTTTAATATAACGGATTTTTAAGGAAAAAGTTTTTCCTTTTCTTGTTGAGGGAGTAATCCCTAAATAGAAAATAAGGTCGACAAACAGAAAGAAATTTAAATAATATGTCAAATATTCGTCCCTCACAGTCTTACATCGATGTAAATCGTGCTAATGCGTTGCTTGAGAAGTGGAACCCAGTTCTTAACTATACTTCAGACAACGTTGCAGCTATCGAAGATGATCACACACGCCTCAATACAGCCATCCTCTTGGAAAACCAAGAGAAGTGGTGCTTTGAAGCTGCTGCTGGTACTCAGTCTGGTGGTATTGGTGCTTTCTCAAACTTTGGTGGTTCAGGTGCCGCTTCTACTGTCTCTGACGGTCAGTACGGTAACCAGTTCCCATCACAGAATGACAATGCATACGCCGCCGGTGATGCCCGTCTTCCGAAGATCCTTATTCCGATGATCAGACGTACATTCCCTGAGTTGATCACTAACGAAATCGTTGGTGTTCAGCCAATGAGTGGTCCAGTTGGTCTCGCCTTCGCACTTCGTTATAAGTACGATGGTCAGGCTCTTGGTTATAACAACAGCTCTGTTGATGGTTCCTTAACAAACCAGTACACAGGTGGTGTTTCATTAACCGCTGACAACAAGGAACTTGGTTATCAATATCTCGATTCACGCTTCACAGGTACTTCAAGTGCCGCCCTCTCTGG